CCTGAGAGGGGAAATGCAGAACCGCAGAAACCCGATTTTTCAGCATTTACCGAGAGACTGAAAGAAAGAGGATTAATTCCAGAAACTAAAAATTAACAAACTATGAGCTTTAACACTTACGGACAAAACTCGAAAACTTTTGGCGCACGCTATCAGGTGTGGTCGGAGGTTAAGGGTGTGAAGCATGGTGGTGGCGTTATTGACGCAGCTGCTTTTGCCAACTATCCCGTCGGCTCTGTCATCCCTGCCGGTACTCCCGTGTACCTTGATAAAGCAGGTGGCACAATGAAGCCGATTTATTTCTATGAGCTTGCTGAAACATTGCTTGCTACCGATACCGAAGCTGTTCTTTACGGCAACTATCCATTGACCGCAGCTGGGGGTAATCTTATCGCAGCTCCTTCTGCCATTGGCGGAACAGGAACTGGCGTGGCTTACTCTGCCGCTGTTGACAACGGAGACGGAACTCACACCATCACTATTGTGGCTAACGCACTTGGAACTGCCGCTGCCGGCACTGTTTACGCAGAAGCCGACAAAGCGGGCGCCAGCGCAAAGGTGAAAGAAACTTCCGTCCCTAACGGATTGCTTCTGCACGACATCGTGAAAGAGGAGGGTGACACATTCGCAACTGGTGCAGTTGTTGACGAAGGTCGCATATTTGAGGACAGAATTGTGGCTATCCCTGCCGCTTATAAGGCTGTATTGCCCGGTATTAAATTTGAGAAAGGAGTATAACTATGTGGACAGGAGATAAAGTATTTTTCGACTTAGTAAGCACCGCTGTGGGTGACAGATATGCCCTGCAAGCGTTCATTGACGCAACTAAGGAAGCCTATAACAAGCTCGACTTGTCAGGTTTCAATTGGTCGTCTTCCCTGCTCCCAGATTTCTCATTTGAGCAAATTGAGAAGGAGTATGGCATTAATGCAATGGCTACTTGGGTAGACCTTGATAGCCCTGGTACTCCCGTATCTATCGAGGGTGCATCTTTACAGACAGGCAAAGTGCCTCGTCAGAAGAAGTATGCCACTTTCGACGAGAACGACTTCCGTCAGCTTGCCATCAAGCGTGTTTCCAATTCAAGTTTGGTTGACCTTGCACAAGATGCTCTGTTCAACATCAACAAGAAGCTGATTGACTCGCACACCAACGCTATGACCTACATGCGTCATCAGACGGTTTCTAAGGGTGAGTTTGAACTGACCGCCTCTAACAACGCAGGTGGTATTACGGGTATTGTGTTCAGTGCTTCTATACCTGATACCAATAAGGTTACTAAAACATCTACCGCCGTTTGGTGGACTAATAGCGGCGCTGGCTCAGAAGGTGCTACCTCTGACCCCGTTGCCGACATGAAGGCTATCGGTGAAAAGGTCAACGGTACTGCTTACCACTGGGAGGTAGACGCCCTCACCTTGAAGAAGCTGTTAGGACACTCTGCTGTTAAGACCGCTATCGGTTACAGCCTCTATCCTCTCGCCGCTGATGCATCCGCCGCATTGCAGGCAGGGTCTAACCTTATCGAAGCACAACGCAAGGCTCGCCTCGAAGAGATTGTCGGTTTCCCGATTGTCGCTATTGACAGCATCTCTCGTGTTGACAAATTCGACAAGGGATTGAAGAAGGTGGTGGGTGTTGAGGTTCGCTCTTTCGAGCCTTACAACTTGGCACTTATTCCTGACGGGCAGATTGGAGAAACCATCGCTGTTGCTCCTTATGCCGTTGGTGATGCTTCCAATTTCGCCGAGTATTACGGAGGTCGTCTGATGATTACCTATGACTTCGATGTTCGCAAGAAAACGCAGTATATAGAATCTGAATTGACGGCTTTGGTAGTTCCCGACAAACCGAAGTACATGCACATCTTAACAGTAGCATAATGACTATATCCGAGTACTTAAAGGGCAGCTTTGATTTCACATTTACGGATGCGAATATCCTTGCTGTCCTCACTCGGAGGGGTCTCACTGCTGACACACCATTAGAGAACGTTGACGAGAAGAACATAGACTTGGTACAAGCCGACCTCTATATGATTCTTGCTAACGTTGTCTCTGGCGGTGGTCGGAAGCTGCAGAAGGGCAACAGAAGCGTAAGCGAGAGGACTTATCAGTTTGGTGTATATGACAGGCGTGATTTTCGGGCGATGGCGAACAAGCTCTACGCTAAATGGGGCGAGACCACTTCAGCATCATCCGCACGTTTTATCCATTTAAAGGGTGACTCATGATTGACTATCCTGATACTTGTGTTATTGGTCGTTCTACCGGGGAGGTGGATGAGCAGGGGTTTGAAGTCCCGACCGAGGTTTATAACGGTGAGTGCCTATTGGAGATGACATTGGAGATTACAGGGCAGAGCCGATATGACGGATTCGAGTTTGAGCACGAACCCATTCTTTTCATCCCTGTCAACAACGTAATGTTTAAAATCAACGACAGCGTTACAGTGACGACTTGGAACGGTAGGATTCTTAGTTACACGATAAAGAATTGGGAGGCAATCAAAGACGATATGCCCGAATTGAATGATACTTGTATATGGTTGAAAGATGGCACAGAATGACTTTGATAACTTCAAGTCGGATATAGACCTGATGGTCGAGGATATTCTGTACAAGACCGCAGACGCTATGATAGCATACATTGACAGCTCCGACATAATCCCCATCGACACTCACAACCTGAAAGACAGTACGGGGGTGGGTGTTTACCGCAACGGTGTATTGAAGAAGTTCACCATGCCGAGAAGAGCTGAAGAAGCTAAAATAATAGATGGTATTGCAATGTGGGGTGAGGATATGATAGACCAACTTTTGGATGCGGGAGTTTCCCGATACGGGATTGGAGACCACATAGTTCTTATGTCTACCATGCCATATGCTGAAGAGGTTGATGAGGGTTATTTCAACGCAGGGTTCTTTACCGATGTCTTATCGACAGAATTAGAGGTTATCCTTGACACGATTGTGAAACAATATGGAGCAAAGAGAATATGAAGCTATCAACGATAAACCCTTTAGAATCGCTTAAAGATGCTCTCGCCGATTACGGTGTGACTCAAACGATATACACGGGTAACAAACCTTCGAGTGGGTTGCCTAATGAATACATTGAACTGCGACAAAACGGGGGAGCGAGAACCGACTTCTCTAAAATGGGCTTAGTGCAGGGATATGTGCTTTTATCTATCAACGTGAAGCTGCTGACAACAGGTGGAAGAAACACCGTCAGGGAGAAAATCATCCTTGCCACCTTCGATGGGCTTTTCGAGAATGGCGCAGTAATTCATAAAGACGGATATACCTTTTCCCTCGATCCCAATAATGTCGTGTACAACGGCGGGGGTATCTACGAGGGGTACAGTTCAAAATTAATAAACATAACATTTAATAAAGCATAACTATGGCTATTGGAAAAATTGACACAGTAGGTAACTTTTTCGTAGGTCAGGGTGACATCATCGTTTTTGATAAACCCGCAGACTACGCAACTACCGCTCTCTCCGACTTGGCTAACCCCAAATCACTTGGAGACATCCACCTTGACAGTACCAACTTCACAGGTGACGACCCTACCCTGACCCCTCTGAAAAACGAGCAAGGTCTTGCGTACTACACTACCGTTGAAAACGGAACATTCGGCTTTGAGTTCTTCGTGCCTTCTACTTCTTCTGATATGCTGGAGACCATGATGAACGCAGAGGTTGTAACAGACACCTTCACCGCTGGTGGCGCTTTTGCCGTCGGCTCTACCATTACTGGTGCGATGCACAAGTCCACCATTGTAGAGAAGCCGATTATGATTGTAAACGAAACCAAGAACCGTGCGCTTGTAGTACCGAAGGCTAAGATTATATCTTCCCTCGCCATGCAAGATAAGGTTACTGGAATCATGGTTCGTGTGAACGCAGAAAACATCGACACCACAGACCTTAAAACGGTTATGTTCGTTGACGGTGCAATCGCATACGCCTAATCATTAACTGAAAGGGGCTAACAACCCCTTTCTTTTTAAACTCACCATGGACGAAGCAAGAGAATTACTGAACATATCACACAGAATAGAAAAAGGCAGCAAGAAGAAGGTTGTTGTCTTAGGAAAGACTTTTACAATCTCCGACACCAAGAGGGCTATCCTCGGCAAGATTAACGACATACAGATCAAGGCTGAATACTTTGAGGGCGAAGAGAATCTGAAAACGATAAAGAAAAGGCTTAGGTTCATAAACAGTGCGGATGCAAGAATAGCCAGCTTGCTAATTTTAAACGCATGGGCGTACATACCGCTTGTGCATCAAATCCATTGGCGATGGATGAACAGGAAATACACGACAGAGGTGTTTTCCGCTATCATCGAGAAGGGTCTTGACGATAGGGAGACCGCTTTTTTTTTGAAAAACTCGGCGCTAAGAAGAAACATTCTGATGCCTCGAATGATGATGATAAAAACATCATAAAAAGCATGTTCCAATTGTCGTTGGACAACCCTACGATGATGGAGATATACCCATACGGTGGAGTCCTCGCCTACATGAAGTATCATTATATGGATGGTGTATTAAAGCAGAACCTGATGCTGATGGACAAGACAAGGTACGACCACAACAAGGGAGACAAGGTAGCGGTAGCAAGGAGACCCAAGAGCGAGGAAGAGACGAAGAGCCTTGTTTCAATGTTCATAGGGTCTAAAGACAAAGATATAGCAAAGGTGCGTAAAGAGATAGGAGACTGATTATGGCATTAGAATACGGAATCAACTTCAACACAGAGACGGGCAGGAAGAAGGCCGAGGCCGAGATATTGAAGTGGAAGAAAGAACTTCAAAAAAAACTTGATTCGGACAAGCTAAACATAAACGTAGACGCCAAGAAGATGTCGCAAGACGCTGACGGTGCAAGCAAGAAAGTAAAAGCCATAAGCGCTCAGATTGCTGAACTAAGAAAGCAATTCAGGGAACTCGAATTTGGCAATAAATTAAAAACAGAGGGAAATGAGATAATAGCCCAATACAAGGCGCTTCGTGACAAAGCTGGGATATACGCACAAACACTTGACTCTGCGGCGAAGAGCCAGGATAAAATGGCGTCAAAGGCATTCACGGATAAGATAAAAGCCCTTAGTGACGCTTGGAATAAACTCACACTAACACAAAGAAAAGGGTCTGAGGGGAAAGCGCTCATAGTTGAGTTCACAAAACTTACAGACAGCGCGGGGAGATATGCCGGATCTCTTTCGCAGGCAGCTAAGGCGCAGAATGCGGTTGTGGCGAGCAAGACCGTAAGAGATAGCCTGAATGAACTCACCGCAAAGTGGGATGCCCTTACAATCGCACAAAGGAAGGGGGCGCAGGGTAGAGA